TATAATGTTCACCAACACCTTTAAGTGATAAATCCATGTTTAAATAAACAGGGTCTAGAAAAGAAATCTCACTATTTAATAGTTTATAGTTTTCAATTTCTAATTGAATTTTTTCTTTTAGTGCTGATGATAAGTAATTAGACCGAGTAACTACAGATTTACTTTTTCGTAATTTAGGTACAATGGTTAAATATATATTATTTGAATCAGCGCTATCTGCATAATAATATTGATTAAGCAATGCATTTGTGTCTTTAGTATAATCAGTTAATCCTAATTCATCATTTATATATCTTAAATAATCATTTGTATAGTCACTGTTGTTGAGTACTTTACAATCATATACAAAATTTTTATAATTACGCTGAATAAAACTCTTATAGTCAGCTTTCGTAGTTAATCTATATTCTGAACTAAAGAATCTCGGAGCATTTTGCTTAATTTCTGATGCAGTTTCTGGTTCGCCAAATTCAGTACTATCTTCAGTATTAGTTATATTAATATTAGGTGAAGCTGATATACTTACATAACTGAGAGAAGTGTCTTTAATATCACCAAATATTTCATCGTATTGTGAAGTATTGTAAATATTTATAGTATTATTGCTTAATGTATTTTTTGTTACTTTGCCTCTCGTTCCTGATGATTTTAAATAGTATATTGCTACGGAGTCTCCTAAGTTTAATTTCTTACCATTAATACTATTTCCAAATTTAAGTTCATATTTTTTGTTTTCATTATATGTAACTTCAAAGTGTCTATCATTTGGTTTGGATAAGAATAAACTCGGCGTCCTATTCCATTCATACCATTTATTTTGTTCATTTGTTTCTTTAACAAAAACAAAAATATTAAAATGATCTATTAATATATCACCACCAGGGTTTAAAAATATTGTTTCGAATTTTTCGCCTATAGGAAATAATACTGGATATTCTTCTATAGTACCTTCATACATTAGTGTATTACCTATAGGTGTTACTGTTTCAATAGCAGAGGTTGTTTTTTCAAATGTTATATCTTGTATAACAGTAAATGTCTGACCACTGCCCGCTGTAAAAGCGAATTTTGGTATAGTATAATATCCTTTGCTTAATGCGGCTTTTCCAGTTACATTAATCGGTAATATACAAGTTTGTGAACCGAGTGGCTTATATCCTATTAATTTAACAATTCGATTTACATTTTCATATAATTCAGCATCAGCGAAATTACTTTCAGCGCTTGTCTGGTTTAAATAAAATAATAACGTGTGATATGTATACGCGAGTATGTCTATAAGAGCGGAGATGTTACTACCTTCAAAATTTTGATCTGTAAAATTAATTGTGGTATCAGCGTTAAGGCGATCGATAATTAAATCACGCATACTTTGAGCGTCAAAACTAGTGTACGCATTTGTTGGTAAATTAAACTCTGTTAAATTGGATCGTGTTGTAGTTGTGTAGTGACTCATGATTAAATGTAATTAAAGGTTCCTTCTGTTAAGATTCCAGTTGATGTTACTGATCTGTTATCTAATGAAGGTATAATAATAGATATAGATATCTCATATTCATTATCATCAGGTCTTGCAATAACATTAATTGAATCTACTGTTATACGTGGCTCATGTATAGGTAGTTCTTCAAGTATTGTTTTACCAATAATATCTGCATTGTCTTTAGAAATATTATCAAATAAAAATACTTCTAAATCTAAACCGAATGTAGGGTTTAGAATTTTTTGTCCTTTTTTAGTATTAAAGATATTTTTGATAGAATTTAAAATAGCGTTTTCGTCGTAACTTAGTCTAAAATCTATAGCATTTTTACCAACTCCTACAGGAGTAGATGGTATATGACTATTAAGATCTAGATCTAATTTTAAATCAGCGTAAGAAAATTTACGATAGGCATCCGTACTTTTTCTATCTTTAAGTATATCAAGTCTTATCGCCATGTATAATTATTTAATTTATAAGTGCTTAAAACAATAAATAATTGAAATGAGTAAGTTCGATACATTATTTGAAGAACAAATTGGTCAGTTTACTAGACCCGGTCCCGTTGCTGGAGATTATGTTAAGATTAAGAGTACTTGCAAGTCATCTGACTGGTATAAAGGTCTAGGGGAAGCTAGACAAAACTACGTCGATGAAATTTTAACGTTAGTTGATCAGGGCAAATATCTTATGCTTTCTACCATAAAAAAGAATATGTATGAGACAAGACACCCGAATCAACCTGAAGCTACAGATTCACAAGGCTGGGATTCTGCTGATATCGTTGTTGAAGTTAATCCGGGTTTCTTCTCACACAACTTAACAGTTCCTGTGGATTTGTTAGAGTTTGATATGTCATGGGAAGAAGCAAGAGCAACGCGACCAGTTAAAGGTGAAGATCCTGAAGTTGAGTTGAAACCTAGAGATGCGGAAGATAAAGCAATTGATATAGGTCAGGAAACTAAAGTACCTGATGGTAACTATAACTTAGGTACTGCGAATTATTTACCGGGTCAGGTTAGCCCTTAAACTTGTAAATCGAGTATACAAGAATAGAAGTTGATCTCTTGATCTATACACTGACTATTCTGGTAAAAGTATTTAGAGACTGTAATTAGACAGTCTCTTTTTTTATCTATATCTATTTCAGCTGTATACATATAATCAAATAAACGTTTAAATAGTTCATCATAATCATTATTAAATAATCCTTCATTTTGAATTATATGTTTGCGTATTAATACGTATTTTTTATGAGTTAGAAGATCATGTAAGCCATCGAAGAAGTCTTTTACATTAAATACATTATCATCTTTACCATCTGATAGAAAATATTTTTGTAAAGTATTAATACCTTTCCGGAAATCTGGATAGCAGCTATTAACGATAGTAGTAAATTGTTCTTTGTTGATTTTTACTTTTTCAGATTTAACAATAGATATTAATTTAGTTATATAGTCATTTTTATCATAATTAATATCAAATATTTGACACCTACTTTGAAGAGCAGGAATAATCTTATGTTTATAATTTGCTGTTAAAATGAATCTTGTTAAGTCATGATATTCTTCTATCGAGTTGCGTAGCGCTTTTTGCGCATCAATAGATAAACCATCACACTCGTCGAGTACTATAACCTTAATTTGCCCAAAGAGACTCTTTGTCTGCGCGAAGTTTAGAACTTTTGTACGTATAGTATCTATTCCGTTTTCATCAGATGCATTAATATAAAGATATTGACATTTAAGAATGTCTTTTACGATAATTTTAGCTAGAGACGTTTTGCCAATACCTGGCTTACCTACGAATAATACATTAGGTATATTTTTTTCCGATTGTACTTTATTAAAATAATTCCTAGTATTCTTATCTAAGACTATTTCATCTAAAGTACTTGGTCGGTATTTTTCACACCAAATATCAGAAATTGTCATTTTTAATTATTAAACATGTATATTGGATTAGGTGCACTCAAATAATCATCATTGTTTTCAGTTTGAAGTATTTTATACGATTTAAATCCAATTTCATTAATAAGATATTTTACAAAATTACTATCTTCTTCTTCATAACTTTTAAAAGGAGTTCTTAATCTTATTTGAAAAAATGCAGTTTTACAATTGGCTTGAATATTTTTGAGCAACTCAATCCCTCGCTCATTAAAAACTAGAGACTTTTTACCAGTATCGTGCATCCATTTACAATAATGTGCTTTGTTTTTCTTCCATTGATCCAAAAAATGGTGCATTACATTAAGACAAATACAATAATCATATGTTGTATCTTTTTTCTTTACATTAAATACATCTTTGTTAATTTTTATTTTTTCATGGCCTTGGAAAAATCGGTTCGCATCAGCGGCGATAAATTCAATATGATTTTTATCTAAATTATGATATTCGCGTAAAAAGTTATTTAGTTCAATATCACTTTTACTTTTATCAACACCTGTAACAGATATCCCCTTACTACCTAATTCAAATGTATTCCAACCAACGTTACAGCCTATATCAATTAGTGTTTTATTTTCATTTAATTTAATTTCAGGAAGTATAAGGTTTAATCTGTTTTTAAAGGCTTTTATTTTTTTACGACCTGCACTAGACGATGAAGGGAATCCCCACCACGGCTGATATCGCCCAGGAAATCGAGTTAATAAAAAATATGTATTATCTTTATCATCCATTGTCATCCTGTTGATCCAAATCCATCTTTAC